TCAATACGAAGCGTTCGTCAATGGAACAGTAATGAAGATTGAATTCATCCTCACTGGAGGATCGATTGAATCTCCATACAACTATGCAATGCACGTAACAATGCCTGCTTGCAAGTTCACAGGCAGCACACCAGTTGCAAGTTTGGACTCGCTATCTTCCGTGGACCTCCCATTTATTGCGATGGACAACGGGACAGATGCAGCCGTCAAGATTGAATACACATCAACTGATACTTCTTTCTAATGACTACTTCGATCAAGATTGGTCGTAGTAAAGATCCGCTGATTCGAGTTGGTGGAATAAGTGCAATGGCTACTTCTCTCCGAAAGATCGGAGATGAAGAGCTGAGAAAAGAAATGAAGACAGTTTCAAAAACTGCGGCTCAGAAAATTGTTCCTTACGCCAAAGCAAGAGTCCCTGTTGATTCAGGTGTTTTGCAACGCTCGATCAAAGCAGGAGCAACAGCAAGATACGGAAAGATCATTGCAGGCACACCATCAAAGGTTTCTTATGCACGAGCTGTCCACTCCGGGTACGGAAAAGGCAGGAAGCGCATTAAGGGAACCCCATTCATTAGGAAAGCGATTCCTGAAGCGTGGGGTGAAATCAAAAACGAATACATCAAAGGCATGAATCGAATAGCCAAATCTTTCGAATCCAAGCATGGTGTTTCACGAGTGTACGGAAGGTACAGGTAATGACTGAAAAATTAGAAGACATTTTGAACGTGGATCTTAATGACCTCACGATCGCAGAAATGGTGGAGATCGAAGATCGAACTGGAATGCCCATTGATGCTTTGGGTGACCCAACCTCTCCAAAAGGGAAAGTGTTACAAGCACTTGCCTTCATTGTGAAGAGGAGGGAGAACTCTGAGTTCACATGGGAAGAAGCAGGCGCTCTTAAGATCACAACCAGCTCCGAGAAAATAGACCCTACAGAAGGCGACGAGTAGAAAACTTGGCGCTCGTCGCCCATCGGTTCGGTTGGTCATGGGCAGAAGTTCACACTCTTAAGTCGTGGCAACTGTCGGTGCTAATCGAATACATGAACAAGGAAGCCAAGCGACAGAAAGACGCTCAGAACAGAGCACGACGAGGACACTAGGAGTCTCATGGCAAGCAAGCCGATAGTTATTTCAATACAGGGTGACACGTCGGGGCTTTCTAAGGCTTTGAAAGGAGCCAGAGGCAAACTCAAAGACTTCGGTAAATCCGTTGGCAAGTTTGGCGTAGCTTCTGGCGCCGTGTTTGCGGCTACTGCAACAGCAGCAGCAACCAAGGGCATCTTTGCATTCTCTGATTTTGAAAAGGGAATGAAGGAAGTGATGACTCTGTTACCTGATGCAGGTGACACAGTCTTCGGTGAACTGTCCGATCAGGTAAAAGACTTCTCGAAAGAGTTCGGAGTTTTACCTGACAAAGTGATTCCTTCTCTGTATCAAGCGATTTCAGCAGGTGTCCCAAAAGACAACGTGTTTGAGTTTCTTGAAACTGCACAGAAGGCAGCCAAAGGTGGCGTCACAGATTTAGAGACGGCTGTCGACGGTATTTCATCCGTTGTTAACGCTTACGGCGATGAGGTCATCTCAGCCACTCAAGCATCCGACTTAATGTTCACAGCAGTGAAACTAGGCAAGACAGATTTTCAACAACTGTCCTCAGAGGTTTTCAAAGTTGCACCTATCGCAGCTTCAGTTGGAATTGAGTTTGGAGCAATCGCAGGATCGCTTGCTGAACTTACGGCAAAGGGAACCCCGACCGCCCAAGCGGCGTCCGCTCTTAAAGTGGCTTTTGCCGAGCTCGCGAAAGAAAACACTAAGGCTGACAAAGCCTTCAGGGAACTCTCCGGCAAAGGACTTGCGGACTTCATCAAAGGTGGAGGCAAGTTCGAAGACGCAATAATAATGATGAAGGAAGGCGCAGACGCTGCTGGCTCGTCAATAATTGACATGTTCGGAAGCGTTGAAGCTGGAGCTGCTGTTCTAACTCTTACCGCTGATGGCGGTGTGTCTCTCAAAGAGACAATGGAAGAGATGAACGGTGCAGCAGGGGCAACTCAAACTGCATTTGAAACGATGGATTCCTCGATGTCGGCATCGTTCGACAAGATCAAGGCAAACCTTTCTGTCATGGCGATCGAAACTGGTGAGAGAGTCGCTCCAATAGTTGCTCGTGCAACCGAGTTACTTATCGAAGGGTTTCAAAAAGCCGCACCAATAATTGCAACAGCAAGAGAAGCAATTCAGAATTTTGCCAAAGCAGTTATCGAACGAGCCATTCCGATCTTCTTCAGATTAAAAGAAGTCGCAATCAATGTCGCAGGGTGGATTCGCAATGTGATGATCCCTGCACTTATCGAAGGGTTCCACAGATTTCTAGAAGCAGCAAAGGTTGTAATTGAATGGATCAAAACGAATCTCTTTCCAATAGCAATAATGGTTGCATCTGCTCTTGTGACTGCGTACGAGGAGGTTCGCAAAGCAGTGATCCGAGCATTCGACTGGATGATGGAACACAAGGACGCAATGATCGTTCTTGGGGGTGCACTTGCGGGACTGGTGACAGGGTTTCTTATATACAAGACGGTCATGTTTGTTGTCACCAAAGCAACAAAAGCGATGGCAGCAGTTCAAGCGGCATTCAACTTCATCATGGCACTCAATCCAGTAATGATCGTTGTGGTTGCATTGTTTGCACTTGCGGGAGCACTTGTTGCTGCTTATTACAGGTTTGATTCAGTAAGAGAAATAGTCGATCTTGTCTTCGACAAATTAAGTCAGTGGGCTCAATGGTTATGGAACTATTTAAAACCCGCTATTGAAGTGACAGTCGGAGCAATAGTCATTGCCTTCTGGGCAATACTCAACTTCTTCAAGAAAGATTTCATACCAATAACTAAAAAGATCATCGAAGCTCTAGTGGCTGGATGGAAAGCATTCTCTGATTTCTTCATGGAGTACGTGTTCCCGATTGTTAAAGCGGCATTCGATGGGATCGTTTCAGTGTTAAGCAATTTTTGGGATGTCATCTACAGGGTTTACCGATTCGTTAAGGCACTCTTTCAGGGAGACTTCGAAGAGGTTTGGTACCAGTTCAGACATCTCGTTTGGCAGGTTCTTCAGTTCATTGTTGATCTGTTTATTAACTTGCCTTACAAAATCTTAAAAGCAGCTCAGGGGTTAATCGGGGTTTTCAATTCAATCGTTGGTGACTTTGCCAAGTACCTGTTCAGCAAGATCATGGATTTCATTCTCGCTATCCCTGATCAGATCATCGAATTTATGACAGGTATTGCTAAGGACATTCTTAATCTTGGCAAGGACATAGGCAGTTGGATCATCGGAGGAATCGTTGATGGGATCAAGGCAGCGGCTGGCGCTGTCATGGATGCAGTCAAGTCAATCATTCCAAATCCTGCTGACATCGTCGGCGGTGTAGTTGGAAGTGTTGGTGGATTTTTCAAGTCAGTAATTCCGGGTCTGGCTAGTGGCGGCATTGTCACCAAACCCACGCTCGCAGTTATTGGTGAGGCAGGACCAGAAGCGGTCATTCCTCTCAGTCAGGCAGGAGGCATGGGAACGGTAATCAACTTGAATGTGACTGCTGGAATGGGAACCGATGGAGCTGAAGTTGGACAACAAATTGTCACAGCTCTTCAAAGTTGGTCACGACAGAATGGAAGCATTCCGATCACAACCGTGAGTCAATAATGGCAACGATAGTAACAACAGTTGAGATCGCTTTTGACGGCTCGACCTTCGTTGACATTTCAAACAAGATCACTCGTTGCAAGATCAATTACGGCAGGAAGAAACCAAACGAATGGGATTTTCCAGCCGGTAAAGCATCTCTTGTTTACGACAACAGAGACAACTCACTAACTCCGGGACACTCTGACTCAACCTATGGAAGCAGCTCTCAGTTAATCGGAAGGGAAGTAAGAATTTCAACAGCCGTTACTGGCGGTTCGGATTCTCACTCAACTTATATTTTTCGGGGATTCTTAAGTGACCTTGACTACGTTGCAGGATTTGGAACATCAACGGTCACGATTTCGGTAGTAGACGGTTTCGATCGCATAGCGCAGACGTCGATACAAAATACTAGTTTTGACGCTGATTACACAGGGCTAAGAATCAAAGACATTCTTGACCTTGCGACTGTGAATTATCCAGCATCAACTAATCCGCTGGACAGGGACTTAGATTTAGGAGTCACCAAAGCAGTTGCAGCAAGTGGTGTGACAGAGAATGCGTTGGACTACATACAGAAATTGAGCCGTACAGAAAACGGTCGGTTTTTAGTTCAACATGCAGGGACACCAAGCAGCACAAACAAGGGTGGAGTTTTGACTTACCTTTCGCAAAATGCTGCTGCTAGGAATTCGGGTTTAACAATTTCAGATGCAAAGACTTTGCCAACAGCCTCAGTTCAAGCAAAAACAATCGATCTCCAATGGGGCTCAGAGAATCTTGTGAACGCTTATGAATTTAAAGACGGAACTGGGACACTTCACACAGGCTCCTCAGCAAGTTCAATCACGAAGTATGGACAAAGAATACTCAAACGAACCTTGCTCTCAGATGCCACAGCTACTCAAGAGGCAGGTGCCTATCATATTTTCCTTAATGATGAACCCGCCTTGCGCATGTCAAAGGTTGTTGTTGAAGTTCATTCAGCAAGCACAGCAGACGCAGAAGACCTTTTACATTTAAATGTTTTATCCTCACTCGATCTCAACTACACGCCACCTGCATCTTCGGCTGCAATAACTGGCGCTTATGTGGTCGAGGGTGTTTCTTTAGACATCACTGTTGAGGACATGGCAACGAACGCATCAAAGATCGTTGCTACTTATTCAACGTCAGCATTTCGTGCTGGCTACTTCACACTTGATGACGTAGTGCTCGGCAGTTTTCCTGTCGTGCTCGCACCATCTTGGGTGGACACTTCATCTTTCAGACTGGGTGACTCACCAAGAGACATCCTTCCTGTTTCTTTAGGCTAAGGAGGCTTAATGGCTGGATACCGTACGTGGTCAACTGGAGACACAGTTACCGCCGCAGACTTCACTTCATATATAAGTTCGCAGGTAATAACTGTGCACACTTCAACGACCACTAGAGATTCAGCAATCACTAGTCCATCTGAGGGAATGTTTGCGTTTACAAAAGACTCAGACAAACTTTGGTACTACAGCGGCTCGACATGGGTTGAGACTTCACTTGCAGGTGATATTTCCTCGATTGTTACAGCGGCTGCATCGGGCTTGGCTGGTGGCGCGGTGAGTGGAGACGTTACTTTGACGTTGAACCTTGCAGGCTTAACAGCAGCTCAAGCATTCGGAGCAGATGGCGCAGGTGTAGATGTAACTTTTCATTCAGCAACCGCTGGCGATTACGCAATGTGGGACGCTAGTGAAGAGAAACTTATTATCGAAGGAACTAACGGAGCAACAGCTCTTGATGTAACCGACGGAAATGTTGTTGTCGGTGATGGAACTTTAACAGTCGGCTCTGATGGAGCAGGCGAGGATGTAACTTTCCATTCTGACACTGCTGGTGATTACATGCAGTGGGATTCCTCAGCAGAAAAACTGATTCTCGAAGGCACAAACGCTGCAACCGTTCTTGATGTAACTGACGGAAACGTCGTCATCGGAGACGGCACATTAAGTGTGAGTGGTGAAATTACCGCAACAGGTGGTGTGGCAGGAGCTGTAACTGGAAACGTGACAGGCAACTGTTCAGGTACAGCAGCAACCGTTACAGGAGCTGCTCAAACAGCAATCACTTCGGTCGGTGCTCTGACTGGTTTAACAATCGGATCTGATGGCACAGGTGGAGACGTAACTTTTTACTCTGACACCGCAGGCGATTCTATGGTTTGGGATTCATCTGAAGAGAAACTCACGATCACAGGAACCGATGGAGCAACAGCTCTCGATGTTCCTGATGGCAACGTAACAATCACAGATTCTTTAACAGTCTCAGGTGGTCTTACAGCTCCATTACAAATCAACGCACAAACAGGAACGACTTACACTTTCGTTCTTGCTGATGCTGGCAAGTTAGTTACTGCAAGTAACGGATCAGCACAGACTTACACAGTTCCACCGAACTCCTCAGTCGCTTATGACATAGGTACAACAATCACAGTCATCGGTATCGGTGCTGGCAAAGTAACTCTCGCTCAAGGATCAGGAGTCACGATCAACTCTAAAGACTCAGAAAAAGCAATCGACGGACAGCACGCTTCGGTCACCTGTATCAAAACAGCGACTGACACTTGGCAGCTCGTCGGCGCATTGCAGGCTTGATATGTCTTTCATTCATGCTCTTATAGGTTCAGTTTCAAACGCAGGCGGTGTCCCCACTGGAGGCACTTCTTATTTCTTTGGTAGTGGTTCAGTTTCTGGTTGGGGGAGAGGCGACAATATCGACAAAATGCCTTCCGCCACTGAAACAGTTACCACGTTAAGTTCCGTAATAGCGCTTGGACGTTATCAGGCAACAGGGAACGGCAACTCTGGTGTTGCTGCTTACTGTGTCGCAGGAGATAAATCAGCTGGCAATACAAACAAGGTAGAGAAAATTTCTTACACCTCTGATTCAGTAAGCACGATGGGCAACAATTTACCGGGTTACTACTACGGAGGCGGACAAGGCACCAATCAAGGTTCCAAAGCCTATTACATGGGCGGAAACAAATACCCAATTACTGCAACTGTCTACGGCATGCCTTTCAGCACGGAAACTTGGGCGTCTTTAAGTAACGATTTGACTTACAACCCACTTACTTTTTCTTCGTGCAGTGACAATGGCACGGCTTGTTATGCGGCGGGTACCTACACAGGAGACACAGACAATGTCGACAAGATGCCTTTTTCTACAGAAACTCCAGCCGCATTATCTGACACTCTGAGCACAGGCGGTGGTTACTTCAATGGAGGTTACGGACAGTACGGAAGCAAAGGTCATGTCTTCACTCAGGGTGGCTATCCGTTTTATACCAGCTATGAATTTGATATCAGTTTCACAACTGACGCTGTATCAGATGGCACTTGGAGCATCACCGGACGAAAGTATGGAGCTGCGTGTTCTATAACTGACACAGCAGGTTATATAAGCGGTGGAACATCAGACGGCTCAACTAACTGGACTGACACTATTCAGAAGAATGCCTTTCCAGACATGTCGCACAGCACTCTTAGCGCAACTCTTTCAGAAGCCAATCTTGGCTCAACATCAGCAACAGACGAATTGGGAGTCGTATGAAAATAGAAGAAGCAATAGCAGAAATTCAACAACCACGTTCCGCATATCAGTTGATTCATTTTGTCATAGGACAACATGACACACCTGAAATGCGTTTTTATCAACTGTGTTTAGAGTTGCAAACTTTGCAACTAAAACTTCGGATGCATGACATTAATGTTCGTAAACAGAAACTCCATATTGCTCGTTTGAAAGCAACTGGCGATGAGTTGGATGCTCTTGATGCTGAGGAAAGAGAAGTTGAACTTGAACACGGACTTATCGTGCAACGTGGTGCACAAAGGGAGTATGACTTTTTAGTGGACCTGTTTGACCGTTGTCAGCATTTCACTCGTGATGAGATTGACCACGCTCAACCTGAGTATTGGGAAAAGCGTTTAACACGACAGACCAATTTGCAAATCATGTCAGGAAGCGTTGGTTGGGCACAACTAGATTCGATGCGCCAAATAGGTTTACTCGATGAGCTAGTTGAGGAACGTGAAAAGTATTTGTTGGAGCATCAAGTGATGGAGTTGCAGGAAAAGGAGCAAACCAATGAGGTACTTTAAATGGAGACTTTCCAACGGCAAGTCTGGCACAAGCCCAAGCGCAACTTTTACTGAACGAGGCGGTCGCCTCTCACCGTCTGAATACGTCGATACTGAGACAGGGTACAGAGTCGGTTATATGACTGAAGAAATTGATGACTTGTCAGGGTTAGAAGAATGGGATGTCACAGAAATTACTGAAGCAGAGGCTTTGGCATGGGCGCAACAGTTTCATCCAGATGCATTTATCAAGACCGCCGATCAGGGGTCTACCGGATTCATTTCATCTTATTGGTGTGAAAGCAACCCTCATGTTGAACTCGGTTCACCTGATTTCGTGGACGCTTACGACAATGGACCTTGGTCTGGTTACTAAGAGTTGAGGTGAAACTTGAATTGCTGGCATTGTAAAACTGAATTGATTTGGGGTGGGGATCACGACCTTGATGATGATTCGAGACCCGCAATTATGGATGAGTCTTATTCGATGGTTACCAATTTGAGTTGCCCTAAATGTAATGCTTTTGTTTACGTTTACGTTTAATGCTTGGGAAACCGAAGGAAGGAATTATTGATTAAAGAAGGGATTACTTTTTGAACGGAGAGAATTGAATCTTGACACTTCCACAATCGTTAAAATCATTGCCGCACTGACGGCACTACTGACCGCTATAAGCGGTCTTTTTATTTCTTTACGGAGCGGTAATGACGATCCGCCCTACAACTACACAGTTATCCACCTCGACAGCCAACAGGCTTATGAAAAGTTCTTAAATAGCCACCCAGTAAAGTGAGAAACATGCAACCGAATGAATTATCAGGATTAAAAGTCTGGATTGATCAAGACTTGTGCACAGGCGATGGCTTGTGTGAGGAGATAGCTCCTTCAGTTTTCTTCGGGCATGAAGATGGTCTGTTCTACGTCAAAGAAGACGGATCAGAAACACCTAAAGAACCAACCCACAAAATGAGTGAAATGGTCGATGTGAAGCCTGAGAATGTTGAGGCAGTAATAGAAGCTGCTGAAGAGTGTCCGGGTGAGTGTATTTTCCTAGAGGTTGCCGACTAATACTTGGCAATAATCCCTTCATATGCAAGAATTAGGGAACACAGGCATTTCCTTATGCGTACTTCATAGACAAATTTAATAAAGAATTTTTTACTTTGAAGTACGAATAAGAAATGCCCCTAACAGAAGGGGAACACCATATGAGTCTAAATATGGAAAAGACAGAGACAAACGAATGCGCAATTTACGTGCGAAAGTCCACTATTGATCAACGTCAGAGTGGCGGTCGCTCAATATCAGGGCAGATAAAAGACTGTCAGAAACTTGCTGAAAGTCACGGTATGAAAGTCGTGAAAGTTTTTGAGGAAGAAGAAGGAACCAGTTCCTCTCGCTACTCAAAGAAAAAGCGACCTGAATGGGACGCCGCATTAAATGAAATAGGAACCAAATATAAAAATCTGATTGTTTGGGCATTAGACCGAGGCAGCAGAAAAGGTTTCGAAGAAGTCGGACAGATCCTCACCACAATCGAAGAGTGTGGCGGTCGAATGATTTCTTTCCAAGATCAGATCGACACACTGGGCATGGACTTCATGCAAAGGATGAACCTAGTTCTCCGAGCTGAGTTCGCAAAGAACGAATCTGATTTGTTAAGCGCTCGCATCACTCGTGGTAAAGAGGTTGCGAGGGAGCGTGGTCTTTGGGGGACTGGAGCAGTGCCTTATCCATACAAAATGGTTCGTGAAGCGGGTCAACCTGAAAGAGTCGAACAGGTTCCGGAACAAGTTGAAGTCATTCACCGAGTCAAAGAAATGATTTTTGAGGGAGTGACTATGAGGACTATTTGTAAAACCTTAAATGAAGAAGGGATTAGAAATAGAAAAGGTGCATACTGGAGCGCTCAAACCTTGTCTTACATGATGAAAAATGTTGCCTTGATAGGTCAACGACATGAGTTGGGCGACGTCGCTCGTGAGGAAAATGGTGATCCCAAGATTTTCCATGAAGCGGTTCTAACAGAGAGTGAATTCTTAAAGATTCAAGAATCACTTTCCTCTAGGAGAAGGACTCAGCAAACTCCAAAAACAAAATCATCAAGAAGAGCGACTGTTCTTTCGGGTCTACTTGAATGTGAAAGATGTGGTTCACCACTTTCAGGCACTTGCAGTAAGAACGTTAAATATCGTTACTACTCTTGCAGAATCGGATGTCAGGGAAGCATGAGGTATGAATCCTTGAATGACTATGTCGGCAACATTGCTTTGGCACACCTTTCAAAAATCGCATACGAAGATCCCTCTTCAGAGATTCTTCAAGAGATTGGCAGAAGATGGCTTGGGGTTGTTGATCCTGAATTGAAAAAAGAAGAAATCAGAAAATTAGATGAGCTGACAATCTATAAAGACAGGCTCACAAGATTGCACGCCGATTATTACGAGCATGGAAGGATACAAGAAAAACAATTCTTCAAAATGCAAGATGGTCTATTTGCAAAAATTAAGAACTTAGAGGGGCAATTACAGAAAGAAGACACGACCGTCGATCACGGTCCGCTTCTTGATCTCGTCAGTTGCAGCGAAGCAGAAGGGGAAGATGTTTTCGACTTCACTGCTGAAGGTTCACCATGGAGTCAACTTAAAGACGAAGAGAAAAGGATGATCGCATATTTATTGATTGACAAGATCGTGATTGCTGATCATGGGAAGGGTGAAAAACCAACTATAGACACCCCTCTTGAAGAGCGGGTGAAGGAAATAACTTTCAACTCTTAAGGAGTCCATTTGAATTATTTAACTCGAATGCACTGGGGCGCACGCCCTGCTGTAAAAACTAAACCAATCGGGAAAATCAAAGGCGTTGTGATCCACTATGCAGGTTTTACGATCGACATTGATCGAGACCCTGCACAGCTCGCAAAAAGTATCCAACGTCAGCACATGGACGATCGAGGATGGTGGGATGTGGCATACAACGAATTTGTCGCACTCGATGGAACAGTCGTGGAAGGAAGAGGTTTGCTTGTGCGAAGTGGCGCAAACGGTACGAATGCTGCCAACAAGGATTACCTCGCAATCTGTTTACTAATCGGCGATGATCAACACCCCTCACCGGAAATGATCGAGTCAGTGAAAGAGAGAATCAAAATCATTCGTGCCTTCCAGCCAAAGGCAACAGCAATAATCGGTCACCGTGATTGCAAAGCAACAACCTGTCCGGGTGAGGGCGCTTACGCACTTGTTCGAAGTGGCGCATTCCAACCTGACGCAGCTCCAGTCATCGTCAAAGATCCGACGGTTGATGAACAGCTCGCAGATCTTTTTGCAAGAGTAGAACTTTTAGAAGAAAAAGCATTCACATAGATTCTCTGATACTTTCAAAATTATGTGGAGGTGGAGGACGCCTTGCAAGCACACAATTTAAAGCCCGCCTTCTCGTTATGGGAGGCGGGTTTTTCTTTTTTATATCGCCCTGAGTGTTAATGGACTCCATATAAGTCAGATGTGGGAGTAATAATCGGATTCGTGGGTCCACCTCAGAGTGGAAAAGATACGGCTTGTGATTACCTCGTTGAGAAACATGGGTTTCACAAGTTCAGTTTCGCTGATGCCATAAGAGAATCACTTCTTGAAATAGATCCTTGGGCTGACAGTTTCTTACGAGTCTCCGAAGTAGTAAAACGATGGGGATGGAATCATGCCAAACTGCATTTCCCTGAAATCCGTCGCCTGCTTCAAACTCTTGGTTATGAGGCGGGTCGAAAGATTCATGGGGATGACATTTGGGTTGACAAAACGATGGCTCAAGTGGATCAGCTCAAAGGCGAAAACATTTGCATTGCAGATGTGCGCTTTAAGAACGAGCTGTTCGCCATTAACCGTCGTGGCGGTTTAATCTGCCGAGTGCGTCGGACAGTACCAATGAGCAATGAGGTACTGAGCCACCTTTCTGAGATCGAATCAGGATCACTTGTCCCTGATCTCAGCATTTATAACCATACGGACATCACTGATTACCAAAGACGGTTGGAACGTACTCTCACTGATGTCCGCCAAAGATTAGGAGTTTCGTGAATAAGTATTTTTGTCACATAGGTCCTGCAAGATTTTGGTCAATAGTTGAAGCAACCGCAGCAGCAGTTGTCATGTTTTTGCCCATAAGTCTTGAGCAAGGCGCAACCATTCTCGGCGTTATCGCATTGCTTACAGGTCAACAGGTGCATTGTAAAAACAAAAAAAATAGCTAGCCAAATTTAAAACGCAAAGAGCCCCTCGGTTTCCCATCCACCGAGGGGTTTTTTGTTTTCTCAATCGCCCTAACTGTTGTTGCGCACCATATGGGTCTTACAGGCAACAAGAAAGTTTAAAAGTGACTACTCCAAAGATCCCAACCGTTATGAGACAGGGGCTTCGGCTCTACCAAATCAGAGA